GGTAGGCGCATACTGCTGTATCTTCTGCAACATATCGCCCGATAGGTCTGCACCGCTCGCAAAGCCCTTGTTGATTACGTCCATCGCCTGCTCGCCCGATAGATGGAAATTAGCCATAAGGTTGTCAGCCGTTCCGAGAACGTCCTTGAAATCCTTTCCCATCGTGTCCGCTGTGGCTGCGATGCTGTTCCTCATCGTCTCCAATGCCTCCCCGGTGTAGCCAGTGAACTCCTTCGTAAGTCGTGTGGCTTCCATCAATCCCTTGTTGTAGTCATAGAACCACTTAAATGTCATACCAACACCGACAACGCCAGCGAGTGCTGCAAAATATGGATTCATAACCAAGCCGATTGCGGTCTTACCGAACGCCTTCAGCTTGCCTGTCAGTCCATCCATATTCTGCGCCAGCTTGATGATGTTGCTAACCTCGGTATCATTGACAATATCCATACCAAAGAACTCCGTCCCCTGCAGGTCATCTGCTGCTTGCATCATTGAGTTGTAGTAATTGCCAACGTTGCGATAATATCGTTGCGTCTCCTCCTCTGCAAGTTTCAGCTTTTCCGTTATCTCGTTTATGTGCTTGGCTAGTGCTTGCCCCTTCGCTCCCTCACGCTCTGCCTTTGCCATCTCATCGTATTGCTTGGTGGCATTGGAAAGCTGGGCACGCAGCTGCTTCAAACTGCCCTCCTGCTCGTTCTCTGTGCGCACGTTGTTCTGTATCTCCTTCTGCAAGGCACGCACGTTGTACTGGTACTCCTTGATGGTTGCGTTGATGGCTTCCGTCTGCACCTTCATCTCGTTGGTCGTGATGGTCTTGTCTTTTTCCTGCTGCTGCAAGTCCTTGATGGATTGCTTTAGCTGATCAATCTTCTCCTTGTATCTGATGATTCCATAGATTGCATCCTCGTACTTGACCTTGATGTCAAGAATCTGCTGTTTGTCTTCACTTACCATAGTTTTTTGTCTTTTAGTTGTTCAACTCTATCATTGTAACCTCGCAGTATCCGTTGTTTGTTGTCTTGATTTCGAGAACAGCAAAATACGCTCCGTACTGGGCAAGGTACACTGGCTTCGTTTCATCAAAGTTCAGTATCTCCAAATCGGAAAGGTTGAACCGCTCCGTTATCTGATGTGGATTCGCCACCGTCTTTCTCAACTTTTCCAGCTTGCTGTCGAAGATAGCTTGCAGGTCGATGTTGAAAGCCAATGCTGCATAGCCGGCATCGTCCTTTGTAAGATTCACGATTCGGTCTTTGCACGCCTTGTACTTGGTGGCAGTCTGTACTGTTAGCGTGGTCCTACCAAAGGTGCGTTGCGTACTCTCCCACTCGTATATCGGTATGCGGTTTCCGTCCGTGGCTGCGAATGGCAGCGTACAAACGTCCTGCGTATATTCCAGCGTCTTGTTGTCTATCTCCATATCCGCATCGTGCTTCCGAAAGACGGTGTCGTCTTCCTTCCACTTGTAGATGTTATGCTGGCAGTAGTCCTCTACGCTGAAATCGGTCTGCCTTGGATGGTTGCAGGCTTCGCTTGGAATGAGCTTCTTCGTCCAGTCAACCGCTTGCGCCTTGTCTTCCCATAGCCTCACGATGTCCGCAAACGCAAGTCTGCCATCGGTGAATCGCTGGCTTGGGAACGTTGATGTCAGAATGCAGATACACTTCAGAAAATCCGTCACCTTGATGTCTGGCAGGTTCTTGCCGATAGGGAAATTTCCTCCGTAGGGTACTTCATCGCTCTGACTGATGCTTGCAGAAATGCGTCCGTTGTACCCACGCAACCCTCTCAAGACCCCCTTACCGTAGTGTTTGAACTCGAAGGTCACGATGTCACCCTCTTCAAGTTGAATCTCCCCTCGTCCTGCTGCAAGGTGTATGAACCGTCCGTTTACCTTGTCAGAGTCGTAATCTGTAATATACCTTCTAGAAGAAGCGTCATCTTCGTCTATCTCCTTGCCTGCGATGTATGTCTTTGTGTACTCACTTTCCTCCTGGTCGCTCGTATGCTTTGATACAACCTTGATTTCAACGTAGCAAGGCTCGTACTGATATACTCCGTTATGTTCTGTAGAGCCTTCGTAAGAACTGCCGACATACCCATTCGGGCGTGCATTTGATGCGTCCCACGACCAGTTTATCTGAACATCGAAAATCATCGTGCAGGCAATCTTTACTTTCAGCTGGCTGTATCTGTTCGCAAGTTCCAGTCCATCGAAGACCTCCGATAGGCTCGTTGGCTGGAATTCAAGAATGCCGAGGTTCGTTGTTGCGATGAAAGTACCCTCAAAGCTGCCTACGACCGTCTGTGCATCTGCCTTTCTCGTAATTAATGGGACAGCAAGCCCCTTGATGGTTTCTTTCGCCTGGCTGCTCCATCCGAATGCAACCCCGGTCTGTGCCGTGATAAGGTCTAGGATATATTTTGCCGTCACGCTTGGCTGGATTGCTCCCTTGTCAGCATAACCAAAAGAGCCACCTCCGCCAAACGAACCGCCTCCGCTCGAAGAAGTCTGTACTTCCCTGCTGCTGGCTCTCGCCCGGCTCTCAGTCTCGCTCTTAACTTGAATGGTCGTTCCACTGCTGTACTCCTTGATTGCGTTGATGACAAGCCACTCTGCCGTGGCTGGTGCTTGAAGGTCTATATCGATTGGCTCACTCTCGCTGGTGTACTTCACGCTGTATGGTGCGAATCTCGATGTCTCGTATTGTGTTCCGCCCGAAACGTAGTAGTTGCTTTCCGAACCTTCGCCTGCTATCCAGTAGAGCATTCCGTCCTTTGATGGCTTCACGTAGATGAGCCTTCCTGCCTGCTTATACTTGGTTACGTTCACCGTAATTTCTGTTCCACCCTTGTCTGCTGGTATGTCTTCCACTCTCCAGGCTTCCGTAAACCCGGTGGCAGGGTCGTAGCTTCCGTATTCCACCTGCCCTGCTGGTGCTTCGTCCATCAATGCAAATCGGATACTGATTGTCGTCATAGCTGTTTTCGTGTCTCCACTGGCGCAAAGGATGCCTGCACCTATTGTTGCCTGCAAAATCGGGTCGGGTGCTGGTATGGTCGGATTGGTTTCCGCCTCGGTTGTTCCTGCATCCGCAGCAAGGCTCACGATGTTCTTGTTGATATCGAGTATTGCCCAGGTTCGATAGTCCCCCTTTCCCAACACTTTGCTGATTGTTGCTCTCATTCCAGCCTCGAAAGGTATGATTGTGCACCGATAGGCACCATCGGTCAGCACCTCGCCAGATACATATATTCCGACCTCTGTTCCTGTTCTTATCTTACCGTCAACAAGTGAATATGTCGTGTTGCTGTTCCCTCCAACGTTGCGGTCATAGCCCTGCCAATCCTCGCTTGATGTCTTGACCGCTGCAGGGTCATAGGTTCCATAGAAAACTCCCTCGGAAATCGCCTTCTCGTAGGTGTAGGAGCTGTTGTTTCTGTTGAACCGCAGATACTTCGTGCAATTTAACTCGTTCAGTTTCAAGTCAGACGACTGAAGCGTTGCAAGTGCCTGGAACAATCCCCAATAAATCGAAATTTCGATGGTTTCCTTTACGCTCAGGACGCTTGCCCTTCCGTTGCGGATAATCTCCAGTCCGTTACGGAAATAACGTGCTGTGTGGAAAATATAGGGGTATTTGCTGCTTGTGCTCGGTTTCCCTGCGAACTCCAGCACCGCCATATTGTGTGCTGTCTTGGGCAGGTTGATGGTGTATGTCGTGTTGGCGGTCATTTTCGTGATGTCACGGAAAAGGTTGCTCTTGATGTCGAGCGTGATTGCCGTTTCCTCGCTCATATCCATCAAGATGCCATCGATGTAAAGTTGCTGGTCTGTCATAGTTGCTGAATCTGTGTATTGTTAATAACCAGGTTGCAGACGAAATCCTGCAACTCTGCTGTTGTCTTTGTGTACGTTCCTGCCTTGATTGTCACGCTCTGCCACTTGTTGCCCCCGAGGTACATATCCACGACCGGACTGCTGGCTAGGTCTTGCAGGAAATCGAACGTATCGCTGTCCACCAGTGGTGCGCAAAGCGGTATGGTGTCCTCTCTGCTGTAGCCCTGCCGTCTTCCGTTAACTCCAAGGAAGCCGAATATCGTATCGTCATACCCTCCGAGGTTGTTGCGAATGAAGCTTGTGTCGCTGCTTATCGCCCTGCTCTCATCGCCTTGCGTGAATAGCCAGTAACGGTAAAAGCCGTGTCGGTCAACCCAACGAAGATAAATGCCCTCCTCCGTGTCGTTCCTTTCTATCCTTGCAAGGAGAGATTGCTTGCCACCGCTCTCCATCGCAAAGGTAAGGTCGAAAACGTCCGTGAACGTTCCCTGCTCTATCTTTCCATCATAGTCGTAGATATTCCAGTACCTAGCCTCGTTTGGTAGAACGCTGGCGCTGATGTCCACGATGCCAGCGATGCCGGGCTTGACTAACTTGTTTGGTGCTCCCTCGTAGCCGACAAGTATCTGGGAAGCAACATTGGTATAAAGACCAAAGGAGAATGGGAAATGCGTGAACCAAGTGAGCCTCTTGAATCCGTTCCACGTCTCGCCTGCCCTCATCGCTCCCCACACGTAGAAGGTCGTGTAGCTGAATGTAGCAAGGTCGCTCCCCTCGCTGTCCTTGATCTTCACGGAAATGTTGAACACTGCCCCGAGTTTGCTCTGCTGAATCTCCTTGTTGTTGTAGTCAATGTTCCCGAAGCTGATGCCATCGAAGAGTGCCTGCACATATTCCCGGTAGTCCATAATGCAGTTATCTGCAAACGCTTCCACGCTGTACGTGTGCGCCCTGGTCTCCCTGCTGATGGTTGTCTCGATGCTCGCAACGCCCGAGCCGCTTGCCTTGATGATGCAGGGAAGGAAAGCGAAGCCTACTGCGTCCGCATACTTAATCGTGATGCCGTTTTTCTCTGTCTGTCTCATACCGTCTCATTGTTTAGTTTGATACTTCCCACCGACTGGTGGATTAAGAAAATAAGTCGCTGCCCCAGCCGTTTCATCGTGTCGGGCACAACGTTGCTGTACACGTCAGCCCTGCCGCCAGTGCGGTGCAGCCTAGAACCCTTGTTGGCGATGGTGTGGGCGATTCCCCCTGCCATACTCATATCGCCACGCTCTTGCGGTGTGTACTTGTGCGGTCGCTGGGTCTTGTAGGGGATAGGTGTGCCGTGCAGTCCCTTGTCCTTCATCCACTGTCGGATAATGCCACGGAATCCGTATGGTATCTTTCCTGCCCTTCGTCCAGTCTCCAGCACACCGAATGGCTTGTGTCCCCAAAGGATGGTTTCATCCTCGCTGGGCTGCTCCACCTTTAGGCTCGCTATGGTGCGCCCCGATGCGTTCTGTCCGTTGATTCTGATGTGGTTGATGATAAGCTGCCGTGCTCTCTCCACTTCCTCCCTCATTATCAGCGATGCCGCCTTGGGGTCGAATTGTATTCCTCCCTTGCTCATACCACACACCCTCCTATGCTCTGTGTCAGTTGCAGGGAGTACATTACGCCCGACACGATCGTGCTCAGCCGCTCGATGATGGTCTCGTAGTACTGCTGCCCCTCCAGCGGTTCGAACTGGTGCGACTGGTTGATGGCTCGTATCATCCTTGCCCCTGCCACCTTCATACGGTCGATGCACTCTCCGTTGTCTTCTCCTTCCGCTCCCCTCGGTACGGTGTCGAGATAAGCCAGGGCAACGTTCACGGTGTCGTAAACCCTGCCGTTGCGTATCTCTGTCGTGCCGCTGGCTGGGATGATGCACACGATTGCCGGGTAGCTCAGCTTCTCCAGCTTGGTGTCCGCTGTGTCCCAGTCCTCGAAAAGGTAGGTGTAGTCCGGTAGCGTGTCTGCTGCCAACTGCTTTAATGTTTCTCTGATTGTTGCCATAATTATCTGGATTTACGTTTCATCTCCTCCGCCTGCAACTTCTGCAGGTTCCGCTCGTAGAGACTTCTCTTGTTGTCCATCTCCATACACTTGTAGATGCGAAGCCACGGTGTCTTCAATACCTGGTCGTGGTCGCTGATGCCCATCCTCACTGCGTACCAGTCCAGCATACCGAACAGTCCGAAGCGCAGGGTGTCGATGCCTGCCTCCTTCTCCAGTCTCGTTGGCTTCGCTGTGTCGGTGCTCTCGAAGAGCTTGTTGATGCGCTCAACCTCTGCTGTTACCCATCCGATGAGCATAACGACATCAACCGCCCTAGCCTGCTCCACTTCCTTGTGGCTCAGACCGAGGACGGTTGTTACTATCTGATACAGACTTTCCTCGCTGTCTGATAGCTGGGAAAGGTCAATAAGCTGCCCGATGGATAGCTGGTTGAGATTGTCGGGAACTTGTTTCTCCCCGACAAAAGCTGGTCGTGGCTGCTTGCCGATTTTATAGCTGGTGTGCCTTGCCACTGCCAGCCAGTACTTGAATGTAGTATTCTTGTCCATACGCTTTATAATTTTGTCGTAGTTATTGTCTCAATACGTGCGCCCTAGCCGTTCCGTGACTTGCTACGGATAACTTCTTCAAGGCTACGTATCGTATTGCGTCTATGCCGTGGTTGAATGCGTCTATAGGCTGGTTCGTGGTCTCTCCATCCCTTGACTTCTTCCACTTGTATTGCTGCATATTCTCGATGATGCCGTGGCTTCGTCTGGTTATGTTGATGCGGAAACGCTTCAAGATGTCGATGCCGTTGTTGATACTGTCCGCTCCCTTGGTGCTGCCTATTATCCACAGCCCTTTGTTGTGTATCTCCTGAATGCTCTTAGGCTCTGCCGAATCTGCCACGATAAGGTCTCGTTTCGTCAGTCCTTGCTCCTTGCAGCGGTCTGCGATGTCTTCGTTCGTCAATCCGGGCTGGTAGATTTCCTCGTCCACCCATAACTCTCCGTGTGCGAGAATAACGTGCTCCAGAGCAGTTGGGTCGTTGGTGAATCCGAAGTCCATACCCCTGCACTCCATCTTCCACTCCTCCCTTGGTGGCAGCTTGTCAACGATACCCCAGTTGGTGAAGATAAGCCCGGTTATTTTTCCAGTCAGTCCACGCGCATATACTCGCCACAGCTCGGGGTCGTCAATCTCCTCAATCTTCTTGTGTTCCTGCTCAGTCAGGAATCGGTTGTTTCGGTGGTCGCTCAGTATCAAACGGCAGTCATCCCTGCCGATGATGTTGTTGTGCACCCAGAACCTTGCGCTTGGATTGTAGTCGATGAACACCTGCTTTCGGGTTCGGATGGCAAGCTGCCAAAATACTTCGTAGGGCACACCGTTCGCCTCGTTCACGAACAGGTAGTCTCGCTTACCGTTCTTGGCATCCTGCGCATCCTGGTAACTTTTGAACTCGATGATTGAGCCGTTTTTTCCTCTGTAGCTGCTGTCGCTCTTGTTGTTCTTGAACCAGTCCAGCAGCTCTGCCCTTGTGTGCAGGATCGTGTCGAGGTCTCGCATGGCTCCTACCTTTAGGTTCGGGAGGTCTTGACCGCACACCGTGATAATTGCCATCGGATGCTCAAAAGAAAGCACTATAAGACGCTGCATAATGGTGTATGTCTTCCCCGAGGACGTGCCTCCTTGGTTCACGAGAAACCTTGGCTTCACGTCCGCATTCGGGGCGTACAGCTCACCAATAACGTCAAATAGTGCCATTCTTCAAACAAACTAAAACTTAAAACAATTTATGGTAAAATTAATCTTTATCCAATCCCTCACGCTCGATCACTTCCTGCTCGCTGGATGCACATTCGTGCCCCGAATTGATGTAGCGTACCTCGATGCCGCCTTGGAATCCTGCGTTCAGGTCGAGCACGACCTTATCCAGTCCGAGCAGCTTGCAAATCTGCGTCTCTGCCTTGATGATGATGTCTAGGTAGCGTGGTTCTCCGAATCCTCGCTTCTCGGCATCGTACATTATCGCCTTGACGGTCTCGATTGAAATCTGCTTTCCTCGCTCATCTACGATAGGCAGTCCCTGCTGGGTCGCTGTCTTTTCGTGGTAGTCTTCCTTGGATTTCTCCCAGGCTTCCCACGCTTCACGTATTACCAGTTTCAACCTTGCCACCTCGCTGGTTATCTTTTCGTCCGTGTCGGTCAGTCTCTCTTCCCTCCACTCCTTCAATAACCGCTGAATGTCGCAGTGCGCTTGATTGTATTTCGGTCTGTCGAGACGTTTCCTCACCTCTGCCGTGATTTCCCGCTCAGTCCATCCCTTGCGGTATAAGGGTGCGATAATCTGTAGGCGGTTCTCGATGTCGATGCGCTGTGCCCTTAACTTGTTGTTGTTACCTTGTGGCATATTTTGATTTCTTGAAATTTACTTGATTTTTTATAAAAATTCTACTTGAAAAACTTGCATATTTCAAATAAATTTCGTATCTTTGCAAACGTAATAAGGGAAGAGTCCTTATTTACTGAAACCCTCCGAGGATGAGGGAAAAGTAAAATGAAATCCCAAAGTCTTATGAACGTACTGAAAATTTCATTGAAGATTTGGAAAATAGAAATCTTATCATTTACGATTAGATTATTCTAAGCTCCAAGGGGTGGTGCTCGAACCACCACCCCACTTTGGGATTTCGTTTGCAAATTTACGAATTATTTTTCATATCACCAAATTTTTAACATTATGAATACTACGAATGAAACTACCTCCAAGTCTTGGGGAGGTGCTCGCAAGGGTGCAGGGCGAACGAAGAAATACGCTGCAACATTCTATTTCGGTGCTACCGAGGACGTGGCTAACATCTTGGAAGGGGTCGAAAAGAAAGACCGCAGCGACTTCATCAACCAGTGTATTCTCAAAGCGATGGGCAGGGGTTAAACTCCTGCCTTTTTCGTTTCCGCTCCCTTGGAGGTTATTTTGTGCGAATTTTGCGCACACGGCTCGAACGTTTCAACCACGCTTAGTTATACGCATAGTTTGAGAACGCGCCACATACGCCCGCATATCGTCTCATCCATTTATTATCTCCCATTCCCCGGTGGCTTTTACCAGTTGCGCCATCGGTGCCTGGTCTGAGTACTCGCAGCTTGGGTCTTGGTTATCCCATTGGGCGATGAACCGCGACTAAGGGAAAGCCATCCGCAAGCAGATGACGGTCTCACCGCTGCCAGTCGGTATGGTGTAGGTGTGCCCCTCCTTGATGGTGTCGGAAAGGATGATTCTGTATTCTGCTGCCAGTTGGTTCATCATATCCATTGGCAGGTGTCCGCTCGTAGCATCGAAGGAATCGGGAAAGGTGTTGCGTATCTCGCTCATACTCCACCAGCGGTTCGCACTCAGGTCGCCACCGGGCGATATTTCCACGCAGGGGATTCCGGCATCCTTGATAGCTCTTGATGCGTTGCCGCAGGAAAAGCAGACGCAGCGGTCGATGTGGTTCTCTTCCATGTGCCGCTTGATGATGTGGGCACGGATAGTCTTCGCACTTCTGCTGATGTCAATCGTCTGTGCCTTGTCCATCCTGCCCTCCTTTCTCTGCTGGTTGCTCTTCCTCGCCTGCTGGCGGTGCTACGCTGTTGAAGGTGTCTGCAAGCTGCTGTGCTTCTTCCTCGTTGTATTCGATGGGCTGGAAATGGTCTTGAACGTGTTTCGGGTCGCCCTTGTAGAAAACGAGCACGTTGGAGTGCATCTTTTCGGGCTGTCGCATATCCTCGAACGTCTTCTTGATTTCGTCCATTTCGCCTTTATAGAACACGAGAACGTTCTGGTGGCACTTCTGTGTCTTGCGGCTTTTCATACCGCCATCGGCTCTAAGGCATCGGGACGCGACCTGCTCGATCAAGATAAGTTCGTTATAATAGTGAAGACCGAGCCGCAGGAAGGTGGAGATATTGTCGCCAACGAAATTTCGGTACTCTCCGTTCTTCTTGTTTCGCACCTCTCCAATCTTGACAACCAGGAATGAACCGTCCTTCATCTTATCCACGCATTGCTTGAAGATGTTCTCGTACTGGCTCATAAACTCCTCGTATGTGCCGAGTGCGCTCATATCCTCCTTGCTATAGACTTCTAGGTCGTAATATGGTGGCGAGGTGAAACAGAGGTCGAAATCGCTGTCTTTGATTATCTGCCCGATGTTGTTTGAGTCACCGCTGAAATATTTCACGCTGCCGTAGTCCTTGGTCGCTTCTGTGTTGATGTCGACCTGCTCCTTGCGGATTTCCACGGCTTGATAGTCGTAGCCTAGCGTGCCAGCAACAACGCCCTTGGTCTGTTCTCCTCCGAATGGGTCGATAATCTTTCCGTGTGGCTTGCAGAACCATCGCATAATGATTTCTGCCAGTACTGGGTCAAAAAGGCTTGTACCCTGCGCCAATACGCTACGGTCTGCCTTGGCTTTCTCTTCGGGCGATACGTAGTTGTCGAGATACTCATCGAAAGTGATGCCTTTCTCTTTTCTGAACTTCTCGCTCTTGGAGTAGAGTTCCTTGTATCGCATTTCCTTGGAACGGACGAGGGTCTGTTCACGGCTTGCCCCGATGTCCTTGCTGGAAACGATGGCACGCCATTGCTTCTTGCGCTCAACCCAGTAGCCTTGGCGTGTGTCGAGGATTGAGAAGGGAGGAACGACAAACTTATCCACTAGGCTTGGTTTCGGTGCTCCTTCTCCTTCCGTTGGAGTATCGCCCCCCTCCTTTTGTTCATTGCTGATGCCTGCCATACCGAGAATCCATTGTGGGATTGCCCAGTCCGTCAACGGCTGGTCTCCGAACTGGTTCGCCAGTTCTTCTGTGTTCCAGTCTCCGAAGCCTGCATTATCCTTGATGATGAATTCTTTCTTCTGTGCTTCCGTGAGGTCTGATGCCTTGACGATGGTTGCAGTCGGCTGCTCCTTCCACTGGCTCCAGTAGTTGGCGATTGCCAGCTTCTCTGCATCGGTCAGTCGCTGGTCTGTGTCGAGAACGTCCATGATGGCTTCGGGTGTCATACTCACGATGTGGCAGAGTGCCCTCGTTCTCATATTGCCACCCAGTGCCTTGTAGGTCTCATCCACGACTATCGGGCGAAGCTGGAGCATCTTCGGGAAGACGAGGATGCTCTTTACCAGCTTTTGGAAGTTCGCCTCTGTTATGGTTCGAGGGTTCGCTTCGTTCTCGCTGACCCTCGAAAGTGCGATTTCTTCTGTTTTCATTTTCTTCTTGTTTTAAGTTCGAAATATATGTTTATTTGGTAAACATTGGCGCAAAGATACGACTTTTTCGCTTTAGTTGTTCGTTCTTCGCACGTTTTTAACTTTTTCCAACACTTCGTTTTATTTTATCCATCAAAGGCTCTGATGGTCTTCTGAAGGGTTGTCAGTGGCTTCTTTGGCTTGACCTTGACCGGGTATCCTGCGCACACCCAGGCGAGGAGAAGTGCGTCTCTCTGGTCTTGGTTCATTCTCGGGAGCTTTCCGTCTGAGCTGATGAAGTAGGCGATTTCGTCTTGTGTTATTTTTCCGTCCTTGCCTTTCCAGCACTTCTTCAGCGGCTTGATTATCTCGTATGGGATATTGTAATGCTGACAGCACTCAACGATTAAGATTCCGGTCTGATGGTTCATCCCGGTTGAGCGTCCGATTGCTGCTGCCTTGACTGCCGACATAAATCTGCCTAGCACGTGCCAGTTGCTCTTGTTGAGCCAGCCGCCTTCAATGACGACCTTAATCTTCTTGCAGCTCTCGTTCATTGCCTTGAGGTAATCTATCAAAGCTGGAAAGTTCATCTTGTAGGCTAAGAATTTTCTATCGTCAAATACTGCTCCGACACCGCTCTCTTGGTTGTCGGGGTCGATTCCGATTATAACTGTTCCTTTTTCCATTTCGTTTTCTTTTGTTTTACTTTTGTTTTATTTTTTATTTTCTTTTTTTGTTATTTTCTTGAAATTTTCGTTCTAAGCCGTTATCTCTGCGTCTGTGGGTAGTTGTTCGGGTTGCGGAGTCCTACGTGCGTGTGTGCGCTTGTGTGCGCTTGTGCGCTAGCCCCCTACTATCCCTATCCTCTACCCTATAGTCCCTTCTCCTTTCATCGTCTTTCAGGCTTGAAACGGAAAAATCGAGGGAGTGCCTGGCGATATGCAAAATAAAGAATATCTCGTACCGAATGAGTTTATTCCGCAAACACTCCCTCTTTGGGTTGCAGGAAGTTCCCGATGTTCCTTGTTTCGGGATTTCTGCACTTAGCTGTCTTCTGTTATTTCTTCTATCTCTTCGTGTTCACCTCGCTTTCTTTTTTTATCGGAATGATGCCGGACGACTCTCGTCTTTCCGAGTTGCCAGATTAATAATTTAAGTGATTACATTGAGCGCAAACGATACGGTCTCAAATATGTTAAACTTTATGTTTTTGCCGTTTGCGGCATTCATTCGCTGGTTAAGTACTTATCTTGCTGCTTTGAGCAAGGATTGCTCTTTCTTTCTCCTTACACGCTCTGCAAGCCACTTGAAGTGCTCTGCCGCCTGCGGATCACGGAAAATGGAAGCCTGCGCTTCCAGGCTTGCCCTATCCAGCTTCTTTCTTTCGGCTTCAATTCTCCGCAGCTTCTTCTGCTTGTCGTTGTAACCCTTGACCTTTTCGGGGTTCGCCTTTCTCCAGTCGCTCGCAAGCTCAATCAATCTCTGTCGGTTCTTGCGGTAATACTCCGAGTTGTACTGAGAGACGTTGCGCCTTTTACGCTGTCTTTTTCCGTACTCTCTGATTCTGTCGGGGTTCGCCCTTCTCCATTCCCGGTTTCTCCTCATCATTTCTTCACGGTGCAGGACGTAGTATCTGCGTGCTCTCTCTCGATTGTGCTCTTTAATTTCCTCGTCAGTGTACTTCTTCTTTCTTCCCATTGCATTCCTTGATGTCTTGGTGTTCAACATATCGCCTGCGAGTTGGGCAGTACCTGCCGTTAATGCAGTTCCGCCCTTCCTCGCAAGCCTTGCAAAGTTCGCTCGCCATAGGCTCTCTAGAATGGGTCTGACGTGAAGGCGATGTTCTCGTGTCCCTCGAATGGGATGCAGCTGGCGAAGTCATCTACTTTTCCGCTGTGGATAGGCAAGACTTTGTATCTCCACGCAAAGTCCTCTCCACGGTCACGGACAAAGAACGCTGGTATCCACTTGCATTTCCCTCCGTTCCTCACCAGCACCTTGTCGAAAGGCTTGAATGGTGGCTGCTCCTTGCGCTTCTTTTCCTTGCTCTTCTCCCATAGGGTGCAAGCCTCCTGGAACGTGACGGCTTCGCCCTCTGTTGCTTCTCGAAGTTCATCGTGTACGCTGATACGCAGGTCGAAGGCTTGGTCGGTCACGAACTTCTCGTTCCCGATTTCGTACTGGTTGCCGAATGTCAGCGTGTCCTCGCTCTCGTTCTTGCCGATGAGCTTGCCGATGATTGTCAGCTCTCCGTCCTCGTCTTCCTCATTGAAAACGTAGAGTTTGCCCAACTCAAACACTGGCTTCGCTGGCTTCTCAATCTCCAGGGTCTCACGGTTCAACTTGCCACCTAGTATTTTCTCTATTTTGTAGATATATTCCTGGGCGTCTTCTTTATTTGCTTTGTTGAAATCAGATGTTTGCATGTAGTTTTCATCCTCTTCAAAGTTCACCATACTACCCCCATCTTCCCATAGATAATACTGACCATGGAAATTTTCGTAGGCATCATCCTCAAACTTCTCAAAGATAATATGTACATTTCTGTCTTTAGAAACAAGCACGTCTCCCTTCTTCCAGGCAAACTTGCTCCAGTCTCTCATTTTATCGGATGGAAAAAGCAGGACTTCTCCTTCCTCCACGTATTTTCCGTTTTTATCGAAGGTGTATTCTGCGCCATTATTGGTGTTGGTAATAATTGCCTCAGCTGCTTCCTTGTTGCCTTGGAGGTAGCGGAACTCAACCTTTCCGCACATTGGCGTGTATAGTGAAGTGCCTTCTGTCTTACCCTTCAAAATCTCATAAATATCAAAATCTTTCTGTTCCATAATCTGAATGTTTTTATTGTTTGTTACTCTTGTTTCTTTTTTCTGTTACAGCTTGGTGCGTCCCAGTTTTTTGTACAGTTCAATCAGCTCCATGGTATCGAGCCAGAAGTCGGTGTTGCCAACGTAAACGTGGTGGCGGTGGCTGTCCGTGATGATTTCTATCTTCTTCATTTTCAACTGAATTCAAAATTGTTCGTGTCCGCATTGTAATCCTTTAGGATACATTCGAGTGCCTTGATTTCATCATCTGCCAGCCAGATGTCTCTGTCGCCAACAGTCAGATGATGAAGACCGCATTCACGGACAAGTATTATATTCTCAACTCTGTTCATAACCAATACGGTTTATATGATAACTATTCGAAAAGTTCCATCTGTGGATGAACGATGTCTGCCCGCTTCTTCTTGGCTGCCCAGATGAGAAGGCTGATGTTCTTGGTTCCAGCCTTCTCCGAAAGGTAGCCGATGATGTAGGTCAGTGCATCCTGAACCGCTTCTGCCTCACTGCCGTAGAAGATGCTGATGGTATCATATCTGCTCGGGTATCCGACCTGGCTGTCATACCCGGTCTTTCCGTTCTGAATACTGAACCCCCATATCCATCCGAACTGCGTCTTGGCGGTCGTTACCTTCCATCCCCAGTTATCTGCACCCTCTACGGAATACTCGATTACGTGCGGATTGATGCAGAAATCCTTGATGGTGTACTTGAAGCCTTCGTGCTCTGCAACCGGCTTCTTGATGTCGTAGCTGTTATCGGTCAGCCACTTGAACCAGTCGTCCGAGGTCTTGAACACAAGCCCAGCGGCACGGCATTCGTGGAAAAACAACTCATTCATTTCTATTCCCCCGATTTTTGATTATCAGCAATCAACTTGCGTAATCTAGATATAACCTCACCTGCGTTCTTATCGTGCACTCCTTCATATAGCCCAAGATGCATCATAATGATGTTAAGAGCAGGGTCATCTATCTCAATAGCCCTTTCTGCAAGTATTCCAAGTACACGTGTCAAAATCGTAAAAGTCACTGGATAGGGAGTGGCTTTTGAACACTCAGCTATTTCTTTCAAGAGCCTTGGAATATCAACCTTAAACACCATGTCGTTCATAACATAGTTCTGAACATTCTTGCTTTTGATTTTCTTCATTTCTATCCCTCCTTAATTCTTTCGTTTATTTGAATTTTAGTTTTACTTTCAGCTGATAAACTCCTTGAACGCTAGGTGATACACATCATAAACAACACTAGTCACGTAAAAGCAGATAAGCCCGAACGAGTGCCCCTTGTCGTCAATTGAGATTATCGGGTATGGTTCGTTCGTTTCCCATTCCTCCGGCTTGATGTCGTCAGCCTTAAAATAAGCGTCCAACGATACTTTCATTCTCTCCAACACCGAAGTTCCGTATTCTTCCTTTATCTTCTGTTGGTTTCTAAGTGCATATCTTGCCATAATTCTTTCGTTTTAAGCGTTTAAAATCTGTTTGCCTTATAATTTACCGTCCGAACCGAGAAAACGGCTCAGAGCGGCTAATTTTACCATCATTCGTTATTTTTCGGGCTTCCAGTCGATGCCCAGCCGCTGCAGAACTCCCTTCTCGTAGAATCTCGCAAGTGAATCCTTGGCAGGCTTGTTACGTGGGTTCTTCTTCAAGTCGGCAAGGTTCTGCTGGATTACCCATCGGAACTTGTTGTCCTGGCTCTGCTGGGATGCTGGCTGTCGGTGCTTGGCTAGCTCGTAGCGTTCCCCGATGCTCAGTCTTGACGTTGCCGCTGGATCCTGCGCCCTGGCTTCTGCCAATTGCGGCTGCTGGCTTGCAGCTGGCTTGGTGTTGTCGTAGTTGCCCTCCAGCACCTTCGGAAAATACTTCCTTGTCATTACCCAGTCGTATGATGCCCAGGAATGCCCTGCGTTCAGATAGTCGCTAGCCATAGCCTTGTCGATGGCTAGGTAAATCTTGGAAATATCTCCCTTGCAGTCCTTGAGCCTTCCTCTGATTGCTTCCTTGCGGTTGTCCGTCATCAGCGTAAGCCTTCGCATTGCGCTGTTGGTCTTGTCGTGCTGCTCGTTCCAGTAGTCCTTGATGGCTGCGTAGTCGATTTCGCCTTTCTTGGATTTCTTCTTCTCAGAACTTTTTTGCGGCTCTGCTGAAGCGCAAACGTTTTTCTCGGAAAAACTTTGCATAGAAGCTTCTTTAGAAGGTTCTAATATATTATCTGTTTCTTTAGAAACATCATTATCATCAACATTATCATTTACATATTCATTATCATATACATTATCATTATGCAATGCAATTTCTGCATTTGCATCCAATTGCATACTTTTGCATGCTTTTGTATGCTTTTGCTGCGGCTCTTCTGCATTTGTATCCAATTGCTTTTTTTGCCAACGTTTCTGTGCATTTGCACGCAGCTTTTCTCGCTTTTCATTGTACTTTGCTTGGTTTCGCTCCATATCATCCTTGATAAAGGCGAAAGCCATACGTAATGTTGGCTCCAGGTTGATTACCTCGCCATCCCTTGCGTAGATGAAAATCGCCCTCATAAGTTTTCCGAATTGCTCATCCGTAAGCCCCTCAATGATGGCGTAGTATGATGTGTATAGTATAAATGAATCGTTCATAATTTTTCTGATAATGATAGTTTCTTTTCCAGCTTCCGCTTGAGCACGGTAGCCCTGCGAGTCTGGTTGACTTCCCTTGTACTGAGAAGTCGTGGCTCTGTCTTCATCTTGGCGATGTAGGCTTCAAGGTAGCCCACAATCGCCTTGATGTCTGTTGTCGATACTTGGTGCATCATAAGCTTGAAAATTTACTTGATGAGTAATCTTCTTGCTCCCTGCACCTGCTTGATGTAGGCAGCGCATTCCTCGGGATGGTCTGTCTGAAAAGCCTTGGCATCGAACTTCTCACTTGCCTTCGGTGCTTTCCACGTTGCCAGCGTCTTGCCGTTTCCGTCCACGATGCTCTCTGCGTCACCGAAGAACAGCTTCAAGTTGTCCTCGATTTCCTTCTGTCGGTTCTCCAGTGCCTTGCCCTTCTCCTTGATGTCCTTCAGCTCGATGAGCATATCCCCGACTTCGGCTGTGGCTTCAATCTCCTTTCCTGCCTTGTGCAGTGGAGACTTCAAGAGAACGTCTTGTGCGCTGTATGCAGGTGGCTCTTGGTTGCCCACGATGTAGTCAATCCAAAACTTGGTTATCTCGTCACGCATCCATCTGTAAAATTCGGGGTCGAAGTCGATGTCACGGTAGCCGAACTCCCTGCCTGCTGTCAGCCAGGCAAGTGCTCCGTCCTTGTATTCTCCCACTCCGAGGTTCATCTGCAACTGGCAGAACCAATGCTTCGGAAGGTCGTCTGCATCTATCTGCATCTGCGTGGTCTTGCACTCCAGAATGCTCTTGCTCGCCTCGTTGTGCGTTGCCCCGGCTCTCCAGAAGGTGCGATCAGGAGATACACGCAGATATGGTGCATCGGTGTTCGTGATTGTGTAGTCGTCAGTGCTCGCCTTGATGATGTGGCAGTGGCTCTCTCGCTGGAAGAACTGCGCCACGGCATCCTCAAGCAGGTGTCCTGCAACCATCGCAAAGTTCTCAACCTTTGGTGGGTCGATGCCCTTCTTGCGTCTCCACAACTGGTATGGCGTTTCCCACGGATTCAGTCCAAGCAACGTGCCTGCTTCACTTGCGCCTATTCCGTTCGAGCGGTTCTGCAACCACTCCTCTCTGTTCTTGTACTTGATTATCTGTTTCATTGTCTGAATGTTTTTATTTATCCATTAAGAATTTTCTTGCTGCCATAAGAATAAGCGAGCGAATGAATTCATCCCTTTTCATATCTTGGAAAATTCCATCTGCGAGGACATTGCTCTTGCCGGAGTAAGCAATATGGAAATCGTAACCCTGGTTTCCTTCTTCGTCCGTATCTCCAGTTGTCTCAGCAGCTATCTGCAAAAAGTTTCTGTCTTCCTCGTTCCCCTCGACCCATACCTTGTAACCATCTGCGGTTCTATCGAAGTACTTGTCGATGGTGCTCTCTCGTCTCTGATTGTCTGTTTCGTTCTGTTTCTTCATTTGATTTACTGAATGTTTAAAAAGTTGCCACGGCTTCCCTTTGTCTAGATGGGAACACACCCCATAGGTTGCACCGTGGCGGTTCGGGCTTATCATTATAGTAAAATGGCTTATTTCTTCGCTGCCGTGCCAGTCTTGCCCTGGCTGCGGCTCATTGCCTGCTGCGCCTTATTCTTTGCATCATCGGCTGCTGCCTGCGCCTGCTGTGCGATGGCTTCCTGCTGCTTCGGCTTCTTGAAGGTTTCCTCTACGGTGGTCGTGCCTTCCTTGATGGCGTTGTACACACCACCCAGCTTCTGAATGTCCTCTGCCGTGACTTCCTCGGCTGTTTTCTTGCCCAGGTAGTCAAGCAGCATAAGGTCTGTTACCTGGTAGGCTTGGAAGCAGGCAACGCAGCTCTTCCACTGGCTCTGCACGCCAGTCTGCTTGATGTGCTCGAGAGCCTTCGCCTGCACCTCCTTGACTACGCTTGAAATCAGCACTTGCGGAACGACCTTGCAGATTGCGTTACGCTGGGCGATCGCCACCGCTGCATTGCCGACTACCACCTGCATATCCTGCGAGAAGGTGTAGCCCTTAGAGGTCAGAATGCTGCGCTTCACTTCCACGGAGTAGGCAACATTGCTCTCGAGGTCGTGGCAGATGCCTTGTGCCGTGATGGTCTTTCCATCGTTGGCGATGATGCGACCTGCGATGCGGAGGTTCTTCCAGCAGGCTGATATAATCTCGGTGAATCTCACGCTCGGACCCTCAATAATTGAAATCTGTCCGTCCTTGCCCTTGCGCTCCAGGTGGTAGAAGCAGTTGTATGCCACATCATCGTCCATCGCTGCCAGTGCTACCATATTCTGCTTGCACTGTGCAATGTCTCTCGGGAACTTGTGCGCTGTGGCAATCTGTCCGTCAATCTCCGAGCGGTTGATGGCTTCCAGCATTTCGCCACCGCTTACTTGAATAATCTCATTTTCCATAATTCGTTCAATTTCTTTTTCAACATAATCTTTTAATTAACTCTAGTGGAAGGCTGGGGATTCGAACCCCAGTTGACTGCCAAAACTTACCCCACCCTTGCCTGCTGCCGATGGATGCCCTTCCTTTGTAGGGCGCACGCTGTCAGTTTCCGCATATTTGTAGTAAACACTAACAACGAAAAAACATTAACCATTCTAACCAATATGAATTTTTGCGTGCGCCCTTTGCCCACCGCTGTGGGAATTTTAGTTTCAAATAACCGTTATAACTAACATATCATTTATGAAGCCTAAACAAGTTGAGCCATAAGAATGTCGAGCCTGCTTTCGCTGAAAGCGTCCATCGGGTCTTGGTCTGCGTACTGGCTGTTCTCCTCCAGCCAGTCGTCCATCACGTCCTGATAGTTGACGCAGCCCTCGATAGCTTCCTCCAGCCGCTCGCTGTCGTTATTGCTGCAATTGTGCGTCACGACTGCAATGTTGCCCACGCTGTCGCACCATACGCAGATGCCTCCTGCCTTGGTCTTGATGTCCACCCTTGCAACAGCTGGTCGCTGTGGGTCTCGGTCTATCTCCAGCCAAATGGCTTCGTACATCTTCTTCCTGCACTCCTCTATTATCTTCTTCATTCGTTTCCTCCTCGCTGATTGAATATGTAACTTTGGAATGTCTCACGGCACGACTTCAATACCTCGTTGCCGCCAATTCCGTCAAGTGGTATGAGCGGTATATTATCCAGTGCCACGCAAAGGTTGCCTTGAAACTCTCTGTACTGGATTCTTCGCTCTGCCTCCAGATAGCACTTGTTGTTCAGTTCGCAGAACTTTCTGGTCTTGCGGTTCGCCTTCCAGTTAGTGATAAGCCAGCAGATGTCTTTGTACTTCACGATCATCCTGCGCATATTGATTGATAACTTGCTCATAGGGCAACCCTCCACGCTCTCTTGATTTCTGCGCCATCGATAACCTTGCGGTTGTCGATTCTGCGGAACTTTACCTTCATCTTTCCAGCCTGCACCCATCTGCGCAGGGTGTTGCGATGGATGCCCAATGCCTTGCAGGTTTCTGTCATTGTGTATCTGCCTGCATCCGCTACCTTTGGTTCTATGTTCGTCATATTATGCCCTCCAAAAGATTAAAATTGATACTATGGCAGCAAATGCCAATGATAAGAACTCGTCACTTGTCACAAACTCGATAAACTTCTTCATACGCTCTGAATGTTTAAATGGTTCTACTTACTTGCGCACGGCTGCACGTCTCTTCTTTGGTGTAATCACTCCAGCCTTGATAAGACAGACACGCACGTTCTGCTGGGTGCAGCCTACATGCTGCGATACTGCAAGCATTATTCTGCTGTCCGAAGTCTCGGCAGGTGCCTTTGCCCGGAAATCTGCAAACATCGCAATGATGTTCTTCTTTCGTTCGTCCTGCTGCTTCTGCAGCGGTGTTCGAAAATCATAATTGAAATTTTCTCCCATTTTTATTTGTATTTTAAATTATTTTCTTTATCTTTGCAAATGAGTTTTTAAACTCGCTTTGTATTTCGGTTGCAAAAATACAAAAAGAAAATTGAAAAACAATTGTTTTACGGTTGTTTTTAATAAGTTTTTAATTAATTTTAAATTGATTTACAATTATGAGTGGAGAAGAATTAAAGCAGTATATAAAGCGTTCGGGCTTGACAATGAGCGATGTAGCTAGAGAACTGGGGACTACACCACAGAATGTGCAGGCTCGTCTTGGTCGCAAAACTATAAAAATTGATTTTATCCAAAAGATAAAGGAAATCATCGACAGATGCGCCCCTCCCCTACCAGCCGAGATGGAAGAGGCTGTTTTCGGTTCAAATGTCAATGGTTCGAACAGCTCCAACGTTTCCCAGTCAATAGGTAGTGATGCTGCCTTGGCTGCTGAAAACAAGCTGCTGCGAGAACAGAACGAGTTCCTGCAAAATCAAGTTAAAACCCTGCTTGCCATTGTCGGGCAGAAATAATTTAGTAACTTTGCAAAAGGAAAAAGTATGGTTAGTAAGTTAATTAAAGAGCACGACCGCAGGACGCTGCTTGCAACGTATCTGTATGGTGTCTCCAATCTGTTTATAAGCGGAACGGGTATCGGTGGTTTCTCTCCATTGATTACTGGCGATGAAATAGGATTGTATAATGTCCTTTTCATCGTCTTCGGTGTCATAGCATCGTGCGCCTTCGCTTATTTTGCTAATAACGTAATGAAGTATAACAATTTAAATGTTTAGAATATGGAACTAGCAACTTTATTTATGTTCATCGGTGCGGTTATCGGCACCAGTCTCGTAATTTGGTCTAAGACTAAATCGGGGCAGAAGTGGTTGCGTGAACTTTAGTTCTCGCTCCAGGTACAATATCAACTAAAATTCTAAGTAACAATGAAAGGTGAGGATTTCATAGAACGGAAGGAGAAGGTTCTTCTTGCCGCTCTCGGTAAAAGCTGGCTATGGAAAGCCAGCAGGTTGATAATAGGCATAATCCCTCCAGTGGGTGCGTTCGTGATGCTGGTTCACTGCACTCTGCTCTCGTTCGGCATTCGGGTAAAACTCACGGAGTGGATATTCGACTGCTCGCTCTTCGGCTTCATTGCCTGGATCATCGTCAGCCTAGCCTATGGCTTCTGCTGGGTGCATCGAGCGTTCGCTACCTACGGAGTGCTGATTTCGTTCTGCATCGACTTCCAGCGTTCCTTCGGGTTCGGGGTCTTGAGACAGCCGCTGCACCTGCTGATGGTCGCCCTCGGTCTTCTACTCTTCTTCGTCTTCATCAAGAAAAAGGCTTGGAATGAGTTCTACGATAGAAATATTAATCATTTAAATAAATAGGCAATATGAAAAAGATAATAATGTTATTCGTTCTTGCGCTTGCGTGCGTGGGTGTGCAGGCGCAAACGGTCGTTAATAAGACAAATAGAATCAAGAATACACAGATTACTTGGTCGGTTGCAGGCAAAGATACGATATACTGCTACCCTTGCACTGATTTTAGCGACCCTCTGCAGCCAACTGTATATCTTTGGTTTGTAGGAAAAAACAATCTCGTTAAAACGCTAGAATACTTAGCTAATGCAGAACTGGAAGAAGGTGTTACAGTCTCTCTTGATTACACTAGAGACAAAAATAGAATACAGAAAGCAGACGACCTTCTTTTAAAAAAGTTCATTGTATGGAATAAAGGTGAATATCTCCCTAGGTGTTCGACAATAACGAAAAAATTTGTTAAGCAAGATTTGAAAAGGTTAGGCGTAAAGCCGCAAAAGAAAAAAAGCCTTGGCGATGATGGATACTTTGAATAACCTTCTCGCCTACGAGGAATACCTGCCAGTGCTCACCCCTTCCGAGGTAGATGGGCTGCTGGCTTCTCGCCCCTCGCTGGCTCAGTTGCAGGACTGGTCGCAAAGATTGAATAACCATCGGGCAAGGCTGGAAAGCGTTTTCAGTCGTGCCTACCAAAAGTTAAATGAATAATATGGAAGATAAAAAACTGATGTCCGCTGATGTGGATATAGCCGTGCGCTTCTTTGGTGCCATCGACCGCTTGAAGGCTGACGGCTGCATAGGAGGTCTTAAGACGATAACGGACCGGTACGGTCTCAACCGCTGGAACACCATATCCCTTCGAGACAAGCCTGCCGAGTGCTATGGTCGCTTCCGTCCGTCCTGGGTGCAGTTCCTGGTACGCGACTATCACGTAAACCCATACTGGCTGCTCCTTGGTTCTGGTGACTTCTACGCATCCGGCTTCACGTCTGAAATCGTGAAAAACCTGAATAAAAACTGCACGGAAAAATAGTAGCAGTATTAAGTATCTAATTTTTAACCATTTAAAGCATACGTT